TGTTCTGTCCAACATAGAGCCTGCTCATGGTTTGGTCCGGGACTTCGAGGATGACGGAGGAAATTGTTTTACTACCCACTTCACGGCCACGCTGGTCGCATACCCAATCAGGAGCGGGATGATGAAAAACGCGGCAAGGATCTCCATGTCGTATTTACGGGTCGTCCGGCTGTAGACGTATGCCGAGGCGAGGATCCAGGCGCAGAGACCAAACGTGATTTTGAGCACGAGCATTGCCGTTTCTTGTTGGGCCATGGTGGGTAGTGGTTGACGAAATTATTTTACTTCCTGTGCCTTCTCGGCCAGGAACCGTTTGAGCGCCAAGTCCCGCTGTTCGTTCATCACGCCGTCCAACGTGGCTTGCTTCGTCAGGTAACCGATGGCGACCGGTTGACTGGCGCCGGGATTGTGCCGGCAGGCCACGGCCATCGGGACGAGCAGGTTACGGCCGCCGAACATGATTCGCACGCGGTCCCAAAAGGAGAACTTCCGATGCCATTCGAACTTGAGGTAATACGGCATTTTCTCGAGCTCGCGATGCGGGCGCCAGAACACGACGCGCTTAAGCTGCATCTCAATCATCATTTTGGGATTACGAATGATCTGACGGCCATGGTCATCGTACTCCACCTCGATCGGGAGGTGCATGCGCTTGAGATTCGATTGGGCGTTGTGGACCTGCCAATGGTTGGGATTGTCCTCCAATGGACTGGCCTGGGGCGTGAGCGGTATTATTTTCGAGTTTTCGGTCGGATTGTTCATGGTGGGCAGTTTGGTTTATACGCGGTGTTCGGGTCTAACAAATTTCCAGCCCAGGGCGTTGAACACCGAAAGCTCGGTGGGCGTTGGTACAACAGTGCCGTCGGAAAGGTGGAGAATAGCGCCGTTGGAGTAACCGCCGTTGGTCTTCTCCTTCCACGTGGCGAGAAAGCGCCGGCAAAACGAGTCGGGTCCGGTGCGAATGAAGTAGTTCATTCCGAACGTTTCGCGCGTGCAGCAAAACAAATCCACGTTGTAACGGCCGCGGATCTTGGTGTAGAGGCTTGGAAACCGGCCGATCGCTGGCTCTCCCCATTTGGTGTTCAGGAGCTTCGCCACCTCCTGGAGCTTGGTCGTATCCGGCACGTAAACGATTTCAACGTCCTTAATCATCTGGAGCTTACCCCTTCGAACGCTCCCCGCCACACAGCACAAGACGTGCTCTTGCGTCTCGCCCTGGTGGAGGAGGCATAGCGGTTCGAGGTGTTGGATCACTTCGGCGGCAAGTAACTTGGCGTCCTTTAGGATCATAGTGGTTTGCTCCTGTTAAGGGTTGGTTGCTGCGCTTATATCAGACTCATAGCCGTTTGAGAATCCTTGATGTCGCTGTCCTTGAAATAAACGTCCGATATCTCGCACCCGGTATAGTCCCGTCCGAGCCCCACCGAGACTTCGCTCGTGGTGCCCGTGCCGTGAAACGGGTCGATTACGCGGCAAGGCACGCGCTCGAGCTTCCGGTAGATGCTGAGTTGCAATTCGATCTTGGGCGTCATCTTCGTGACCGGGGTTTGAACGGGGTCCACGTCGTAGCAATCGCACGAGGGTTGAAAGCCGATCGTGGTCTTTTTCTTCATGCCCTCGAGGATCCGGCGCTTAACGTCCGACGCGTTCTGAACCCCGTGGGCGTCAAAGTCCTTCGTGGCCTGTCCGTTGTACCCGCCAAGGGAGTCACCCCCGCACGCCTTTTGGTGTTCGCGGTCGGGCTCGTCCTCGCGAAGGATCCGGGTAAACGGTCCACCGCACTCGGGACAACAACCGGCCTCGGACGTACTGCAGAGGATCAGGGGCTCGACCAGCTTGGGCGGATAGGCCGCGAAATGCTTGATGGTCGTCCCCTTGGGATTCACGACCAACGCCATCGGGTCGTCATCGTCATCCAAGAGCAAGCCCTGGAACGATTCCATGAACCAATCGCTGTTGCGCCGGTTCCGCATTTCCATCACGCCCGAATGCGCGTCCCTCCACTGGCCGTGCTGCTTGCTCCCCAACTCCGTTTGAGCCGCTTTGGGAGTCAGCCGTCGGCGGTTCATGTCCCTGAGAGACCGGTGAGGGAACACCGCGGCGCGCGGGTGCGTGTTCTCGCTGGCCTTAATCTTCACGGCGTCCGCGTCGTAGAAATAGCGTTCGCTCTTGGTGAACATGAAGAAATACTCAATGGCTGTGGCGGGCCTGTCTGCAGCCGATTCGGGCATACAATTGCGCTTCACCCACGGGATTTGAGACCGCAAGTACCAGCCGGCTTGTTGCAGCGCCATGGCCACGCGCACGGGCATGAGGCACAGCTCCTTTTTCTTCAGACCAGGCGGATCCTTGGGACGCATGACCCCCGCCGCGGCATGGTTCTGGACTTGGCCGGTCATGCTCTTGGCGTTGCGGTCGTAAATGCGCCGGCCGCCCGAGGTGTAGCGGTCTCCGATGTTCACCCAAATAATGCCATCATCGCGTATGATCCGGTGCATTTCCGTGTAAACCTCAACGATGTGCTGGAGATAGAGCTCGAGCGTGTCCTCGTTTCCGATTTCGAACGGCTTGAGTGGGTGATCCTTGGGCAGGTACTCGCGCATGCCGAAGTAGGGCGGGCTCGAGACACTGGTGTGAAACGACTTCGCCGGCAGGGTCTGCATGGTCTGCCGGCAGTCGCCCAATAGTTTTTTGGGAATGATGATGCTCATGAGTGGACGCCGTTTACGATTTGAAATCCCTCGATGGCTTTGGCCGTAAATCCACATGCGCCAGCATGTCCGCCGCCGCCCATGTGTTTCGCGATCGATAGGACGTCCACGTCTTTCTTTCCGTCGATCTGATACAGGCTGAACGCCCACTCGGCTCCGTTGAACGTGAATCCCATCAGGGCCTCGTGGTGGGGTTTAATCCCGGCCGCGAACAAATGGCTTCGGATATCGCACTCGTGAGAGTTACAGGCGAGAAAGACTCTGCCCATGAACCCGACGTCAAACCCCTGTTCTTTGATGACCTTCGCGTATTCCTTTTCGCGGTAGTGCATGATGGCCGGCGCACGCGAAAGCAATTCATCTACGGCCAAATGTTGACGCCGTTTGTCATCACGAAGCATTTCGTACCACCATGATGCGACATGAAATTCATCGTCCCATTTCGGATAAAAAGGAGTGTCGAGATCAACCGATTGTAGTCCGAATTGAAACATCTCCGCCCGTGGATCCCGCTTGTCCCACACGTCATATTCGCCAGCCAGACGCACGGCCAACGGTTCGTCAACTTTTCGCTCAAGAAAATCCTCTTTAGTGATTGCGCATGTTTCACCTCCAATATGCGGTTTGTTAAACCACTGCCACGCCAGACGGCACGCGGCCACGCCGTCAATGCGGTAGCCTGGGATATTCTTTGGGTGGGATTCGATCGAGCTCCGGTGGTGATCGATCCAGACGACGCGGCTTGCGTCTACAAAGCGCGCAGCCGATAAATGCAAATTTTCTTGGTTGTAATCGTACCCGAAAACGCGGTCCAAAGGGAGGTCGATAACATACACTCTTCCCTCAGTCGGGAAGATGATCGGGGCGTCTCCAAAGTGCCAGCCGATGAGCTCCGTGTCCGGAGGTAAAAACTTTTTAGCGATTTGGCCACTGAAAAGGCCGTCGAAGTCGTTGCGGTGATAGATGACTGTGGTTTTCATACTCGTTCTTGGATTGTGATTTCTACGCGTGGGTTGTGTTTGTCGGAAAAGCGTTCTTCCTCCTTGCGGGTAATCTGCTTGTCATTCGCGTAGGCGATGCCCTGGAGGACGTCGAGCACCACCTTATCTCGGTTCGTCAAATCCCCGGCCGCGGTGGGGAAAAAGTATTTGATGGCTACCAGGACCGCGCCTTGGAGCACGGGCACGCCCGCGGCCTTGGCGATGGCATGCGCGCGGGCCTTGAACGCCTTGGCCTCTTCCGTGGGGTAGACCATGATGAACGGCTTCTTGTCCGGCTCCTTGGGGATAACAACGCGTTGGCCGTTGTAGTGGTTATTCGACGGAGGCCACGGCAACACTAGGGTGTAGCTCTGGCGCTTGCGGTCCATGGCAAACATCTCTTGAACCGGCTCGTGTGATACCGGCACAGCCGTAACTGTCTTGGCCTTGCCGCGCGCCACCTTGTTGTTGTGGGCGTTCACCGTAGATTGGTCCCAATGTGTGAATTGTCCCACGGTTATAATCCTTTCGGGAATACGATTTCTGTGGGGGTCACTTGGCCGTTGCTGCGCTCAATGAGTCCGAGCGTTGAAAGCGGGGTTATGATGTTGCTGAAATATCCGCCCGTGTGGTCGACTCCAATGCCCTCCCCGATTTCAGAGCACGCCACAGATTCTCCTGCGCACTTAATCAAATAGTTCAGGATTTCAACTGTCTTTCCAGTTCCGTTTTTGGACCGTCGCACGCGTTCGCGGAGCATGTCGTGATACTCTGCCATGGTGGTAATGCGCTCCGGCTTGCGCGCGTATTTACGTCCTTCTGGTGTGAGGCTCGTCGTACCATTGCCACGCTGAATCAATCCCGCGGAAGACAGGGGAGTTACGACGTTCGAGAAATAACCGCCCGTTGCGTCCATCATCGCGATAGCACCAACCATGATGTTGCGCGGTGAGAAATTATTCAGAGACTCATACCAAGCCAGAGCGTCGAGAATCTTTTGCTGTGGACCGGTTATCTTCAAATCGCCTGGAGTCGGAGCGGGAACCGGATTTGCCTTCTGAATCGATCGAGGCAACACCTTAGCCGGCTGATGTGGCTGGCTCTGGGCGGTTTTATAATTGCGGGATTCAACTTCGTTCAGAAGTCTCCGCACGGTGGTAGTCGCATCCTCGTTCAGTTTCTGCACACACGCGACCATGGGCTTGAGTTCGGCCTGGAGTGTTTCCGTTTCCTTAATCAATCGGTGCAGCGTGTCGCGGTCTCCAGGCGTCAAAACCGAAACCTCAACCACCCTCGGTTGTTGCACAGAAACTGGATTTTGTTGCGCGGAAGTGAGGTTTCGTTGCAGTTCGGCTATCTTTTGTTTCAAAAGCGCGGGGTCGTTGGCCTTGTGATCCTCGATGACCTTGGCCAGTTTGTACTTCACTTCCGTGAGATCGATGTCATCCCACGTCACCTTGTTCAGATGCTTTTGCAGCTGGGGCGGGGCAAAGCTATCGAACGTTCTGAAAAGCGGGAAAGTAACGAGCTGCGGGCCGAAACCAATCTCGGGGCTCCACACGTAGCCGTCCGTGCGTTTTATGTTCGCCAGTGAGTCCAGGACCACTTTGCCGGTCTCCTTCTCCCCGCACCCGTCAATCCAGTCCTTCACGGCGCCGCGGTCAGCCGCGTGCGTCATGCGCAACGCGAACAGGGTTTCGCAACTCGTTAGCGTGTCGTTGTGAACCTTCTGCGGCCGTTGACTGGCGATCAGGCACACGATGCCCAAGCCGCGGCCTTCACTCAGTAAACGGTTGGACCAGTGCAGACACTTGCCGGCCTGGGGGTCCATGATCTTGCCCTTGGGCGCGAAATTGTGAAACTCGTCACCCACGAGATAGAGCTCGCCGCGGTTGCGCGTGAATAGCGTGCTCGCGAAGTCGATCCAGAATTGAACCATGTCGGACGTGAACCACCCGCCGAAGCCAATTACGCACGGCCGGTTGCCTGTGGCTACGAGCTCGGCCACGTCCTTACCCGAATACTTGTTAATCGGGACATCGGCCACGCCTTCACGGTTGAAGTCGCCAAACAACACCACCGGGTAACCCGCGGCTTTGCCATCGTGGCTGGTCTTGAGGCCCCACCAATCGCCCTTGGGGTCAATGATGCAAACCCGCTTGTCCTGGTCTAGCAAGTCCTCAACGCTCAACCGGAGCTTGGAGGATTTCCCGGATCCGGTCTTGCCGAGAAAAACCGAGTGTTGTTTAAAAATGTCGCGTGGGAACGGTAGCTTACTCATTGGTTTCCTTTCTTACTCCGAGGGTTGCGCGTGCAGCGCGGGATTCGATGGTGTAGCAGTTGATGGCCACTCCTCGGGGGCACGTGTGCCCGATGCGCCTCAGAGCGGAAATTAGGGTTGCGATTTCGTAACTGCGGTTGGTCTCGTGAAAGAAATCGGCTTGCTTGGTCTCCACGACCTTACCGGCGCGGACTTCCAGGAGTCCCCATTGCGCCGGCAATTCCTCAACGGCCACGAGTCCTGCCGGCACAAGGTAGTATCTCCATTCGCCGATCGCGTGAAACGGATCCCGACGGCTGATCTTTTTCTTATCGGCGTGGAAGTCCGAACGGCTGGTCTTGCACTCCACGAGGAAAGACGTATGCCGGCGCCAGCCGATGGCGTCCGCGGTCTCGGTGGATCCTCCCGTCATCTCGGTAATCACGACCGAGCAACGCTTTTTGGTCTCGAGCCAGCGCGCGGCTAATACCACGAGGTTCTGGTGATCGACGGTGTTGCGTTCGTTATTCGTTGACGTGGGGGGTGCTTGCTCGGGTTGCTCCATAGCGTTTGGGGTTCAGTTGGTTCATTGATTCTTCACGTGCCCATCGGAAAAGGATGCGGTCGACTTGGTAGACGGCTTGGGCGCGGGATAACGTTAGGCCTGACAATTCTTCGACCAGGTTGGCGAGATAGGCGCGCGCGCGGCAAATGTGTTTGCACATGGAAGGTACCGGCTTCTCGCCGGCATTCCACGCGGGTTCGATCGTAACCGCAAAGTTTTTGCAGTTACACCAGCCTTGGCGCCGGTACTCGAGGAGGTCGACTAGATACGGGTCTTCCCCGCTTTCACTTTCGACGAAGAATCTCGCGCGTTCTCTGAGTGGTATCACGTTCATCGTTTTTCATCGGACGGATTTTAACCGTCTGGCCATTGTTCTTAGCGAACGGCCAAAATACATCGCCCACGGCGTTGACCATCACCGACGGGCCGTTGAGCACGATGCGGAAGCAATCGGCTTCGCGCGCTCCCCGAAATGTAACCGGCTTATCGAACGCCAGTCCCAAGACGGTGTTGAAGATCTCTTGGAAATTTGTCTTCGTTTCCCAAGCTGGATCCGGAGTAAACGGTTTACGAACCGTGTCCTTGCCTTTGTAGACATCGCGGATTGTGGTCCTGGTAGCGATGCCTTCACGCGCGAACGCGTGACCGAGAATACGCGCAATGCCCTGGATAGTTCGGCCGTCACGACCGTTTATCACCGGGGCGTCAATCGCGGCCGGCTCAATCTCGATGCACATGACGCCCGTGCCGTGCGGGTGCGGAAACTCGTGAATCACCAATAGCTCGGGCTCTTGGCACATGCCACGAAGGAGCGGGAGAATTTTCTGGGTGATGGGGTGGAGCTCCGCTTGGTTCATAGTGCTGAGATTTGTATGAGTGGGTTGCATCAATGTCAAACGTTGAACGAACCTTGCTGGTCGACATCATCCACAATCTTCCCGCGATTCTCGTAACGCGTGAATTGCTTTAGAAAAGTCAGCTCCACTTCGCCGGTTGGGCCGTTGCGTTGCTTGGCAATTAGGAGGTTTACCGGCACCTCTTCGCCTTCCACGTACGTCGCTTCCTCTTTGGCCGTCGGCGTGACCTTGTAGAGAAATCCGATGGTGTCCGCGTCCTGCTCGATCGAACCGCTGTCACGTAAGTCCGCCATGCTCGGCTTGCGCGCGCCTTTGTCCTTCTCGAGATCACGATTCAACTGGCAAAGCAGAATCACCGGGACGTGCAGCTCCTTCGCGATTTGCTTTACGCCCGCGGAACAATCGGCCACCTCCTGCGCTTTGTTTTCCCGGCGCCGTCCACCGATGACACTGTGCAGCAATCCCAGGTAATCGATCACGAAGAGCTTAATGCCGTATTCCTGAACCATGCGGCGGGCCTTCATTTGCAACGTCGTAATCGACAAACCGGAAGTGTCATCGATCCACATATCGCACCCCGCGAGCTTGCCGGCCGAGCCCGTGATTTTAGGAAAGTCCGTTTCTTTCATGTAACCCTTTTGAACGTTACGCAAATTCACGCGCGACCGACTGGCGAGCATGCGCAACACGAGGCTTTCCCGCGTCATCTCCAGGCTGAACACTCCGACGGGCAAACGCTGATGTATCGCCACGTGCTCGGCCATGTTCATGGCCAACGAGGTCTTGCCCATCGACGGCCGCGCCGCAATCACAAACACCTCACCCGGTATGAGACCGCTTGTCATCTTATCCAGATCCGGGAAACCGGTAGAGATGCCCAAGAGCTGGCCGCGCTTCTCGTGGTAGTCCTCGATCGTGGTTACCGCTTTTTGGACGTTTGTTTTCATGGTGGGCAACGTCCCGTCTTTGAGTTGAACCCGCACGCGCAAGGCGTCGACTTCAAACTCGTCCATCAGCCGCGGCACGTCCCCTTCGTAATCGTAAACGCGAGAAACGGTTTCCGTGCACGTAGTTATCAGTTTTCGGAGCTGATATTTTTCGAGCACGGAATCGAAATAATACTGAAGATTTGCCGCGCTGGGCACGATATCCGGAATGGTCGACAGGTAAGGCAATCCCCCCACGAGATCCAACACCGAGTTGTCTTTCATCTTCTGTTGAAGAGTAATCATGTCGATTGGCTCGCGGGCCTTGAACATCACCGCCAGCCACTTGTAAATCTCTTGGTGTCGAAGGTCGTAAAACACCGTCGGCCCCAAATTCTCAATGATGGGAACGATTCGAGTCAGAACGTCGTTGGGGGAGATCATCGCACACCCGAGAACACCTTGCTCCATGTCCAGGGCGTGAGGAGGCAATCGATCGACGGGCGCTTTCGGTGGCGCTTTCTGCCGGCGAGGACGTTTGATTTCGGATGGTGTGGCCTGTTGTTCAGGCTTTTTTTCGGGTGGTTGGTTGTCGTAATACTCGGCGGGTGGTTGGTCCATAGTGTTCATCGATTTCGTAGTAGGTTCATCCTTATTGCTCGCGCGAAGACCCGCGCGACTTGGGGCAATACCGCGTTACCGGTGCATCTTGTAACGGCCTCAGCCAGTTTGTTGGGAATCCCATTAGCCAACACAGGAATTCCGGTGTGAGCCTCATGCCACCATTTTTCGGTAAAGACTCGTCCCCGTAAATCACTCGCGGTAAAGGCTGGCCTTTTCCCGGCCGGTCTCCCTCCAGGACCCGCTTCATGTTCGGCGTGTCCTTGTGGTCCCGGGCGTTCGGAGTCGGCACACTCCACTTGGCTTTGAACGCCACGGTTATCAGGTCGTCGGATCCCGCCCGCGGCCGGTTCTTCCTGGTCGTGTCGGGTCCGCCCTTTCGTGAGGCTGTGGGTGTAGGTATCAAGCTCTGCCTCACCGTCTCCCCCAATTTGTTCGACTTCTCCCGGTCCGAATCCACGCCCGTCACGGCATTCCCGATCCTGGAGGCCGTTGGCGTCGGCACAAGCTGGCTTTTCAGGTAACTTCCCGTCCCGTTCTTTCCTCCCCATTTCTTCACGTTTCCACCCGAATTCACGTTCATGGGATGACAGTCGGGCGTCGGTAAGGACGATGAAGAGGCGTTCTCGGAGATGCCCCGCACCAATGGCGGCAGCGGGAACAATTTCCCACCACACACCATACCCGAGCGCGGAAAACTGAGAAACAATTCCGTTGAATGCTCGGCCCCCGTCAAGAGTAAGCAACGCTGGTGGGTTCTCAAAGACTGCGACTCGAGGTCTAAATAAACCGGTGAGTCGGATGGTGTCAGGCCAGAGCCAGCGGTCATCGCCAGTTCCACGCCGGCGTCCGAGAAGACTTGCAGGTTGACAAGGAGGTCCGCCCGTAAGGACATCAACGCCGTAAAATCGATTTCTGTGTTCTTCACCGATGTTTCGAACGTTTCCGAGATTGGGGACGTCGGGGAACCAGTGCTCGAGTACGATGCACGCGGCGGGGTCGACTTCGGCAAATCCGACGCTGGTGAATCCTTCGGACTCGAAGCCAATGGCAAATCCGCCGATACCGGTGTAGAGGTCGAGGTGTGAGAGCTCATGGTCGTTCATGCCGGCACAGGGTTGGGGAGGAGTTCCGCTATTTGGGCTTCGATATTTTCGATCTGGATCCGTAGATCCTTCCGTCGGTTCATCCGTTCAGGCGTGCGATCCCAATCGTATTGGGGCTCGAGTTTGATGTACTCCTCTTTCAATTCGTCCCGCTTCCTTTCCAAGGCAATTCGATCCGCCACCGGGTTGGATCTCTTCGGGCCGTTGGCGGTCGACATCGGCTCGAGCTCGTCCTCCCATCGCCCTTGGTTCAGCCACGTCGACGGGTTGGGGATGTAACGGCCGTCGTCGCGGTTCCAGGCCATGCTCTCCCGTTGGACTTTGATTGCCGCCAAAAGCGTGTCGATCAGCGGCGCGCAACGTTTTTTAACAAACGCCTTGCGGGCCTCTCCCTTCCCTACTTTTTTGGGGTAGTCTTTCCAGAACAAATCAAATGGATCGATTGAGGGATTTTCAACACCCTCGCAATGTGGAGTTACCTTAGATGGAGTTACCTTCAATGGAGAACCTTCAATGGATGTACTTTCGTTACCTATATTGCACTCCCCCGTTACCTCTTTTGTACTGGTAGCGTTACCTCGTTTGCACACCTCCGTTACCTCTTTTGCACTGGTGGATACCGTTACCTCTTTTTTACCGGTATCTATTTTTAACCTGATAGAATCCAGCATTTCGGGGGGTAACCAAGCATCCTTGTCGGTGAGCCGGTAAGTGTTATTGCCCCCAACGCAACGTTCGACGGACATCATTTTGACCGCCTCGAGCACCCTCACGGCGCGTATGACCGTAGCCTTATTCATCCGGCAAATTTTCGCCATCGAATCCACTCCAGGCCAACACTTCTTGTCCCCAGCTCGGCGCGCGACGTGGCAGTAGACGCGAAATTCGGCTGGAGAAAGACCGTAGTCATCGATTTCGGAGTGAATGAAGACGGGAGATTTGCGCAGGTCGACTATCTGAGTGGACATACCTGAGACTCTTTCATGACCGGCCATCGCCGCGAAGCTGCTGATGGACGCGCGGGCGCGAATCCCATCACGGCGACGGCACGGTCAAAAATGTTTTCGGGAATTCATCATGTCAGCCAGCAAAGCTGATATGGGGCCTCGACCCCATGCGCGCCGTTTATACGCTCCTCCTCGGAAAACCGTCAAAACAATTTTGAAAAAATCTTTAGCGAGGACCCCTAACGTCTGCATCCGCGAGAATTCTTTCACGCGCGGTCGACAACTGGCGATGGCTGAGTTTCAACAAACGTGGCCGGAGATCGTCGAGAAGTGTGGTCACGATTTGGGAACGAGTGGACCGGCGAGACGCCTTGTGCGCCCGGCCTATTATCGGGTGGTGGACCATAAGCTATTGTTTCTCCGTTGACAGCCGCGGCTCTTCGCCGTAGCGGTCATGCCGTGAACGCTAGACGCTACGCTCCGGCCATGCGAGCCAAAACCGATCGCCCACGGGTGGTCAAGGCTCACGAACTCCCGAACAAAATCGGCAGCACACCCCACGCTGAGACCCTGGTCATGTGCCCGCCCGAATACTTGGACACCGCGATCGGAAACAACGTGTTCATGAAGAAGGAGAAAATAAATGTCGAGCGCGCGCTCCGGCAATTCGGTCGCGTGAAACACATCATGGAAGCCATGGGCGTTCACGTACTCGAGATCCCGGCCGTGGACGGTTGCCAGGACCAATACTACGTCGCGAATATCGGGATTGCGATCGAGCCGTATATCGTGCTCGCGAAATACAAGGCACCTGGTCGCGCGTGTGAAGTGGCGCCGGCTCGAAAATTCTTCGAGGGATTGGGTTATCAGTGCATTCAACCGCCAGACTTTTTTGAAGGGGAAGCCGACTTGAAACACTGGAAGGATAACAAGTATTTCGGTGGTGTCGGTCAGTTCTCGGACGACAAGGCCATGGACTGGATTGAAAAGAAATGCGGGGTCGAGATCATTCGCCTGAAGGAGGTGGATCCCAAGCTCTTCCACCTGGACTGCTCGCTTTGTGTGGTGAACCCCGAAAACCTGATAGTCAATCGCAACGGTATAGATTCAGATTCGTTCAAAAAACTGTCCAAACTCGCGAACATTATTGAGCCCCCCAAGGGTATCGATACCACGGGCATCACCAACGGCGTGTTACTCAGGGATAAACGGATCTACATGAGTGGCACGCTGCAGCCGGAGCAAAAGGATTACCGCAAGGCGATCGAGTGGCTAAACCGGACGATGGACAATTTTGGGTACAGCGTGGTGTTCTGCGACGTCGACGAGTGTGACAAGTCGGGCGCCGACTTATCGTGTTGCGTATTCCATTTGACCTTTTAGGCCTCGAAGCGTATTGCTCGCCGGCATGAGCTTCCAAACCGTCGCCAAAGGCATCGCCAGCAAACAGGGTGTGAGCATGAAGCGCGCGAGCGCCATCCTCGCGGCCGGCACCCGCCGAGCCGGCGCCAGTGCCCGACGGAAGAACCCGAAGCTGAACCGGGTGAAAGGCTACAAAAAAGGCGGGCGCGTCAGTGCCCGCAGTGTGCAGCAAAAACAAAACCCCGCGTACGAATCGCGTACGCGGGGTGGTGTAACAACGAAGATATTTAACGGGGATTAATCTTCGTTTTCGGTCTCCTCGCCCGTGTTATCATTTTCAACCTTAACGGTCTTGATCTTCACGTGCGTCTTGCCCGTTTTTTGTACCATGATCTGGTCTCCGAATCGAAACTCGGACATACCGAGCACGGTCATGCGGTCCAGGATCTGAGTCTCGAGCTTACCCAACTCGGTGGCCAGTTCGGCTTTTTCGTCCCGCACCTCGATGAACCTGTCTCCCAGTGCCTCGAGTTGCTTGTCCTTCTTCAGTCCCACCCCATCGCCCACCATGTTCGGCAGGTCTTGGGCTTTCGGTCGTTTTGGCGGCATGTGTCCTTTCGTGGTTGGTTGTTGTTGCGTTTATAACAGCCCGGGTTGTTGCTCCGGCTGTCCCCATCCGAGCTCTCGGCGCAACACGCGCAGAGTATTCTCGGAGAAGTCTTTTCCCATCATCCAACGTGCAAAGCCCGGGTCATCCTTGACCTTTACGCCTCGCACCTTGGAGAAGTTGAATACGGCATCGCCGTCGGGTCCACGGATGATCTTGCCATGCACGTCCATGAAGTCCTCGTAACGTGAGAATCGTGCAAGCTCTTCCACCGTCATTTTGGCAAGGTCCTGGTAACGCTCAAGCTGACCGTCCAGAACGCAAACGGTTTCGTTGACATCGACCAGGGCGTCATGTGCTCCAGCGTGTTCCCGTCCGCAATAGAACTTAACGGCCGCGGAGAGTGAACGCTCTTCCTTGAGTTTGAAGATATTGCCGGCGTCCACGATATTCACGCCCGACAAATCCCAATCGATGCCCACACGATACAGCTCTTCCCAAATGAGCGGCACGTCGTAACGAATCAGGTTGTAACCCGCGAGGTCGCACAAGCGTAGTGACTCCCGGATCTGCGCGCCGTATTCGCCGTTGAGAAGCGGCTTACGTCCGGCCATTTCATTGGTGATCCCGTGGCATTCGACATTCAAGTCCGACATGAGAAACCCGGGATTGAAGAACCATTTTTTAACGCTCTCGCGTCCGTCGGGTGTAAATCCGCGGAGCGCGATGGAGATTATTTTGTCTCGAGCCGGATCTGGCGACGGCCCACGAGTGGCGCTTTCGCAATCCAGGAACACAAGCGGGCGAGTGAGTTTGAGGCGCATGGCTTACTTCTCTCCTTTCTTCACCCGTCCGTCTTCGATGACAATGGCGCTTGGGTCGTCGGACTCGACAACCTCCTCCCACACCTGGGCCTCTTCACGCGCGGCAAGCTCGGCAACGGCCTTGCGGGTATCGGAGTCCATGAGGGACGCATCACGCAAGAGCACCACACGGATCCGGGGTTTTAACGCCAGGGCGATCGCCGTCGCGGCCATCAGTTGCTCGGCCTGACTTCCCTGACTGAACGGCAGACCGCCCAACAGGATCCCGTTCTCTTCGAACGAAAGACCCTCGATCGGGAACTTCGCCTTTTCGAGCTTGGTCCGTTTCTCCTCGTCGATCTCTTCAATCTGACGGGTGAACACGGCGTAACGTTCCTCGGCTTGGGCTACATCATTGTCGGCATTGCGTTTTCTCTGATTGTCGCGCACGCGGCGATTGATGTCATCGGCGTCCGATATTTGCTTTTCGAGTGCCGAGAGATCGATTGGCTTCATCTCCGACAACTCCTTGTTCGCCGTTCTCAAGCACGCACGTTTGTTCTCCATTTCTTTTTCTTCGTCGGAAATGATCTTCTTTTTGGCCGCGATTTGCTTCTCGAGGTCTTTGATACTTGCGTTCAAGTTGGCGATGTCTACCTCGCTTTCCCGTATGGATAACAGGGTGTTCTCGATTTCCACTTTCTTGCGATCGATCGTCGCATTGTGGTCTCGTCCCTCACTCAGTTTGTTCACCACGTCCGGAATGGAGATCTCCGTATCGGGAGTTTGGGCGTGAAACACCAGCGACGAGGCTAGACCCTTCAGGCGTTTGATTTCCCTGCCCTTGGCCTCACGGTCTTCGTAGACCTTTGCGCGCTCGGTATCCAAGGCACCAAAGTCCAGGCCCACAATAGAGCGCAGGATCTCAGCTTGCTCCCGTCGGCCGTTCGCGGTTTCACTCAATCGGATGAACTTCACGGGGTCACACATCTGGTTCCACAACGCATTGAGCGCGTTCTGAGGCGATTTCACTTCCCCGGTTTCTCGATCGCGGACGATGAGCGACACACTGCCCGCGGTGGAACATTTCCAGTCGACCACGATTTCTCCCATGTCGAGATGAATGTCACCCTTGAGCGCGCCAGAACGCACGGGCTTTTCCGGTAGCGCGGCTTTACCGCCCAAGGCGAACAGGATGCAATTGAGGACGGAGCTTTTACCCTCCTTGTTTTTGCCCGCGACAACGACGGTGTTGCCATTGGGGACGATTTCGAGACCGGCTTGCAAGCGCATCACGTTCGAGGCCGTTAGTCGTACGATCGTGAGCGGTTTTGTTTTGTCTTTCATTGTTTTCGTAGGTTGTTGACCGCGGGGAATTATTTAATGGACTTCAGAGATGGCGATTTTGGAACCATCGTGATTGCCTTCTCGAGGAGGGTGTTCAATTGCTTCTTGGCATCCTCCAGCGTGCGACACTCGCCACCTTGGGCGATCATCATTGCCTTCACGCGCGGCGCCAGTAACTCCTCGACTTCACCAACGCTGAGTTTGCACATGCCGCGAAACTCCTCATCCGTGACGAGCTTGCGACCCGACAACGCAAAGAACGCGGATTGGATATCCGTGATCTTGCGCATGGACGCATTGGGCACGAGCTCGAGGCCTACCGCGGCCAGTTCGTCCTTGAGGAACGTTTTGAGTCGGTCTTTGGTCTGGTCGAAAATGGCATTCGCGATATTGGCGCGCGAATGAACGAACGCCAGTTGCTCAATGCTCATGGCCTGCACGCGCTCCGCAATCGCCTGTTTCCGAAACTTGGGCGTCAGGCGCGTCAGTTGGTTATCACCAACGGCCGAGCCCATGGGCGTCAGAGCGAACACCGTAGACTCGGGACACCCGCGGCCGCGCGCTTTGCAGTAACGACAATGCAGTCCCGGTACTCGAGGAGCGTGCGGGTCCGCGGCATTACGGGCATAGAATTGGATCTGTCTCTCAGCCCATTCCAAATCGATTGGACCGTAGGCCACGGGATCGAACTTGGCTTTACCACGGCCGGCCGCAATCGCGGCTACGACGTGGTTCACTCCAAAGTTATATTCGTGCCAGACCGCCACGGCCTGCACGCGCAACTGCCAATTGGCTTCGGCGGCAGTCGTGTCCAGGAAACCGGTCTTCGCGTCCACAACCAGGGCCATACCTTGTTTCTCGGCAACGGCAGCGAAGTCCACCCGGGCGCTCGCGATTTTGGTGAGCTTCACCCGGTCCCGGATCCACACGCGTTGTTCACGCAAGATCGTAACTTCATTGCGCGGGATGCCGTGCTCTTCGAGCCATGCGGTCAAAGCCTCCTCCTCGATCGCGCGAATCTTGTCCTTCACGATTTTGTCCGAGACTTTCAGCTCCTCGTCGTTGTCCGTCTCGAGAGCTTCATGGATGAGCACGCCACGCTTGGCGATTTCGGCCTCCTCGTTGTCACCAGGGAACAACGCCTCGGCCGCGGGTGAGCCGGCACAAAATACAAGGCGTTCGAATGATGATGCCGACGGGAGTCCTTCACGTTCGTCTAACTGAGTTGTCATATTTTTTTTCAAAGCGACCGCACGGGGGCGAGCCCGCGCAGTCTGATGGTAGGTTAGGGAAGCCGCTTACTCGCCAGCGGGAATTGATTGAATTTGGGGAAGATGAGTAACCCAATTCTCACCGATCTTGGCGAGATTTGCCTCACGAATTTCACTGACCTTTTTCACGCGGTCACCAGCCAGGCTCAACGTCTTGGCGTAGGCGACTACCTGTTCTTCGGTCACACTGTCACGGCGCATCATGGCCTCGATCGACACCAGCGGCTTGGCCGGATCATACAGCGCGTCCTTCGTGCCGGCAGGAGGATTGTCCGTGTTACCCGTCGGAGCCGCGTTTTCCTTCTTCGGGGACTTCGTGGTCGAATCCTTCACCGGCGTGCCGGCGTCAAACCAGTCCTCGCGACGGCTCATGTTGTCCCGCAACGAAACGTAGATTTTGCGGAGCGTTACCATTTCCTGCTCGTTAAACGCGTCCGTCCGGTGACCGAAACGCTTCTCGAGCATTTCCTGGGTGACTCCAAAATCATTCTTGAACGCCAAAACCATGGCCGTAACGCGGTCTTTCAACGGCTCCTTGTTCTGATTCTTGAGAGTCTTCTCACATTCCTCGATTGCGGCGTCCTGCACGTCGATTGGGATGATCGAAAGAATACACGCGCGCAAACGGCGAGAGCCCTGGTTGGCGGTCATCTCGTAGATATCGCGTGGGTCGGTGAGATTGACGTTACCATCGCGTTTGCTGCGCACGTGTTGGACGGTAAACACTTTGTCAACGCGGGTATTGGTCTCGAGATCCCACGCATAGGCCATCATGGTGGACTCACCGTCTTTTTGCTCGAGCTCGATGATACCGCAATTCATGTTCCCCCACGACTTGGCTAACACCTCGGCCAAGCGAATGGACGGACCTGTCACCTGTTGCCCACCCCGCGGGTAGGAATACATGGACAACTCCGCGAGCCCCTTGCGTTGGCAGGCCACTTTGATGCGTTCGATACATTCGATTTCGTTGCGTCGAAACTTCTTGGCGATGACCATTTGAGCCTGCACCTCTTGGGCCGCACGGCTTTGAGCAACCTCCAGCATGCCGGATTGTTCGTGACTAACGGGAGCGAGAAAGCTCCCTTTACCTTCATTGTCTACGGTTGGATTCATTTATTTTTTGGTTGTTGGTTTATAGACCCACTGCCTTCCCTGACGTGTGCGATCCACGAGACCGAGTTTTCGGAGATCTTCCAAGCGGTTGTTCACGGCCGTAACACTCATCTGCTGATTCGTCAGCCTGGGCTTGATGGCCGAAGCGGTTGGCAGCTTGAGGGTACGCACGAGTTTCAACGTTTCGAGTAGGTCCGGATACAGGTCCACATGACCGCTACCATTGCACTTCGGGCAACAGATCTTCGGGATTGTGGTTTTCACGCCGGACACTATTCTCAGGATTCTAACCTTAGTCAATGAGATTCACTTGCATCAGTGAGAATAAAAAAGGTAATATTAAACGCATGCAAGAAGAGCTCTGGCAAGTGTGCGGAAATCATCCAGGACCGTGGAAAATTCCGTTGTACGTCCATTGGGAGCCGCGCAAGCGCGAGGCCTATTGTTTTGCGGGCGTGCCGTTATTGAAGATCCAAGAGAAGGAGTTCAATACCCTGATTGGTAACCACGGGGCGCGCCGCGTCAATGGCCAGTGGATGATTACGCTTCCGGTGTTACATGAGATTGGAAAGCGCGCGGAGCCCGGGACGGATCCAGAAACACTATTAGTGTGGGAACGGCCACGGCTGCAGAACAAGCGGGAGTTCAGAAAATTAAAAGACCAGGAGCGCAACGACTTCCTGGATGCGTTGTATCACCGAGACCTCGGGTACTCGAGGGACGAGATTGGGGAGTGGT